ACGTCAACAAGGAAGTGGCTGACCTCATTGGGATTAACCCAGCCGCTCGCACGACTTGCGTAAAACCTTCGGGCAACGCCTCTGTACTGCTTGGCACAGCCTCCGGTATCCACGGTGAGCACTCACCCAGGTATTTCCGCAACGTGCAGATGAATGAGACTGACGGCTGTCTGGAGCTGATCGAGCAGGTTAACCCCTGCATGGTTGAAACCAGTGTGTGGAATCCTAACGGAACCGACCGTATCGTCAGTTTCCCGGTGATCTCCGACGAAGGCTCGATCTACAAGGATCACCTGCAAGGTGTGAAGCAACTGAAGTTCGTCAAGAAGGCCCAACAGAACTGGGTGGAACACGGAACCAATGTGGATCTATGTACCGACTCACGTAACCGACACAACGTCTCCAACACCATTTCAGTGGATGATTGGGATGAGGTGTTCGATTATATCTGGGACAACCGTCAGTACTTCGCGGGTATCAGTCTGATGTCAGCAGCCGGTGACAAAGCTTACCCACAGTCTCCTTTTACTGAGGTCAAGACCGCACAGCAGATCCAGGAAATGTATGGGGCTGCCTCAATCTTTGCCTCTGGCTTGATTGTCGATGGGCTTCACGCCTTCCAGGGTGACTTGTGGAAGGCCTGCACGTCTGTGATGGGCGCTGGTAAGGAATTGAGTCAGCATGGCAGTCATGACCTTCTCAAGCGCGATTGGGTACGTCGAGCAGAGCAGTTCGCACACAACTACTTCGCGGATCAGACTCTGCATATGACGGACTGTCTCAAGGATTGTCACCTGTTACATAAGTGGGAGACGGTCGCACGCGAGATCCAACCTATCAACTTCACGAAGGAGTTGGGCGAACAGGCTTACACGGAAGTAGACACCATGGGTGCCCAAGCCTGTGCAGGTGGATCTTGTGAGATATAGGTTTAACCCTAGCTGACCCGAATGTGACGTGAGTGAAGGCGTAGCCGAAACGGTGCGTCACATTCGGTAACAACACATACACCCTTTCTTACCTACCCTTTGATCCCTCTGTGCCCTCCGTATGACTACGCACTTACGCTGCGCGACGTGCTTGCCATACTCCAGGCCCACGGGATCAACCCCTCTCATTTTAAAGACACTGGATCATGGGTTCTCCGAACCCTTTTGTGACTATGTATGGGAGGTAGGTCTTTAGGGGCTCTGCTTCAACAGAGCCCAGGGAGTTTCACTCAGGGTTCACAGAACCTTGGGGGGAAGTCCCCCTTATATATACGTCGTTTTGTCCACACACCCTAAGTGGAGGATTTTATTAGAGATATACCTAGTATTGATGATATGCCGTACCTCAAGGCCCGATTGGGCAAAGCCCGGTCTGACCGGGTACGTTACGCCGGCAATGCCGACACTACACACCTCAAATGTGCAACCAATATACCGAACAGTGTCATCGCACAGATGCAGTTCAAACGTACTACGGACTATGGTTGCCCCATATCGGATGTACTTCAGGGTGCTGCCAATATGGATGCAGGCCACAGCTTACCGTTAAGTGTTAATCGTCTCTATAGCGTGCTTCAATCCATCGAAGTAGTTAACACACGTGAAGTAATGACAATGATGGCCGTGGATAAACGCCAAGCTCAGCGTTATGTCCGTGCCGTTAAGTTTGTTATGCCTCACTTGAATGCAATAATTAAAACAGATAAGTAACGTAACCCTATTACGTTTACCCCTCTAATCTGTTTTAATAACAACCTCACAACTAATCAAAGGAACCATATGAAGCAATGTAGAGCCATTGGCTGTATTTCCGTCGCTATATATGACGAAGAAGAAGAATTTTGTCCTAAGTGCTCATCCTTATTGGATGTTGCCGTAAGTGATGTCCCAAGGTCACATGGTTTTGAAGCAGAAGTAGAACCACAACAAGAGTCCATAGGCGGCGACAATGATTACTGGATCGCAATCATCTCAGACCCCAGACGGTTGGAGCCTTGCCTAGTGGAGTGTGACGACGTAATGGAACACTTCAAAATGACCTACCCAGAAGGCGAAGCCTTCAAAGCACTATGGCGTAAAGGCGCAGCTCGTATTGGTGAAGGTAAGCCCGGTGATACACCCTTACGTAACGCACAAAAAGTAGCTCACTATGGTAACCGAATGATTGCTATGGAAGAACGTGAGCTGGAATGCGAGACTTAATATCTTGTTACTTTACCCCTACGGTCGGTACGTTCTCATTACGTACTGACCAATGGGGTAATCCTACATACAAACTGTTAACCGGTGCTGTACATATATCACCGTCCTCCAAATTCAAAATAACCAAGGTCGAGTATTTTAATGTCCTTGGTTTCATGGTTTACCCCCGCATACTCTCAACCTACACCCCTTAAATAACGAGTACATAATCCGTTATTTAATTACCCAAAACAAACAGGAATTACTGTTATGCGTAAGTATCTCAACGGCAATAATGTACCGTTATCTGTTGCTGTGTTTTTAGCAACAGATTCTTATGACCACGAAGAAGATGTGGTCAGTGCCACCAAGCTGATGAAGCCAGTACGTCAGCTCATTCTGGGTGGCCGAGTGCCTCAGGAAAAATCCTTAGTGGACATCGGAGGTTTGTTCAAATCCCGACTGGGCACTGCCCTGCACGACTCCATTGAGAAGGCCTGGACAGACAACCACGTCGATGCCATGACTGCCCTGGGCTACCCCAAGGGCGTCATTGATAAGGTTCGCGTCAACCCGTCCCTAGACTCCGTAGAACAGGACACCATCCCGGTGTACCTGGAACGACGCTCCTACAAGACCGTCAATGGGCAGAGGGTATCGGGCAAATTCGATTTTGTAGCAGAAGGTCGTGTTGAGGATTTCAAATCAACGTCTGTCTTCATGTTCACCAAAGGCACCAAAGATGACGACTACAGCCTACAGGGCTCGATTTACCGTTGGCTTAACCCTGACATTATTACTGATGATGTCATTGCCATCAATTTCCTACTGGTCGATTTCATGCCGGCTCGTGCCGCCAATGATCCGAACTACCCCAACTCCAGCACACCACAAAGACTGATTCCTTTGCTGTCAGTGGATGAGACGCAAGCCTATATCACCAACAAACTGAATCAGGTTGGGCAGCACAAGGACACGCCTGAAGAGGAACTGCCTTACTGTTCCGACAAGGATCTGTGGCGCTCTGATCCAGAATACAAGTACTACAAGAACCCTGAAAAACGCACCCGCTCCACTAAGAACTTTGACACCAAACAGGAAGCCTATTCCCGTATGGCGAAAGACGGTGGCGTAGGCATTGTGGTTGAAAAACCCGGCCAAGTACTGGCTTGCAAGTATTGCCCAGCCTTTCCTATCTGCACGCAGGCAGCCGAATTGATTGCAGATGGATCACTCCAACTATAAACAGGACACCTCCTATGTCTTCCGACGATCTTAGGCTACGGCCTTACGACGAGATGGACCATCATCCCGTTGCAGACAAGCTGGCACAGATACTGTGCAGTAAAACCCAGAACACCAATCCCCTGTTCTTCCGAGTCCTGGTGGGTTACTACTTCTCCGTCATGGCTTCCATGATGCGTACCACAATCATCACGCACGACCGGGGCAAGATACCAGTGAACCTGTATGCCATAAATTTGGCTACGTCTGGCGCGGGTTGAAATATTAGCCCCTTTACCCAGCGATGGGTATAGCAAATCTCTCTAATTGCTGGAAACCCTTTAGAGCCTTATGCACTACAACGTAACTTGAAAAGGTAAGCGTGAATGTTAAAAAGCATACGGATTAGGCAATCAGCAGCGAAGCACCGTCTAGGTGAACGTTCAACGACTAGTCGAAAGACTTAGGGTTCAAGTGAACTCGAAACGGGAGACAACTCCACTTTCCTTATGCGTTGTTGCTACTATTAATCTAGCAACTACCAAAAGGAAAGTAATATGAAGCTTTGGAAAGACATTAAAGGATACGAAGGTTTATACCAAGTCAGTGATTGTGGTGATGTGAAGTCATTAAAACGATCCGTTATTAATGTTAGAGGTAACCTACAAAATTACCCTGAGTGTTTATTACGGAAAGAATTAATTAAACGGGATCACACCACATACTGCCGGGTTACTCTGAGTAAGAATCATTCTGTGAAGCGGCACCAGGTACATCGTCTAGTGGCCCAAGCATTTATACCTGGTGGTAACATCAATCAGGTTTGCGTAAACCATAAAGACAATAACGGTCAGCACAACGTCCGTAGTAATTTGGAATGGTGTACACACACAGAGAATATGCTACATGCACAAAAGCAAGGTAGGTTATTCACCTCTCAAAGTAACGCAGGTAAAGCCGCAGGTAAGAAGGCATTAGAAAATCTATCCTTCGAGTTTGCAGTCCTAAGTGGCACTACCGTAAATGCCTGGTCTATAGGCGCATACGCAGAGTACAGGTGTAAGAAACACTATATTAAATGTACATGTATATGTGGTAAAAACCAGAATATTGAAGTAGGTCGTATTAGGCGAGCAGAGATTACCGCGTGTAAGAAATGTGTATTCAATGATTTGTGGAGATGAAGATATAGTCTGGTCTTATGTGAAAGCATAAGCTGCAAGTAATGTTGCGGGGGAGGTGTAACGAGCCTCCTTGAACATAACGAAAGGCTTGTCTACGAACGTCATGGAAGAACAGGTGGTAGGTCAATTCCAACAACGGTTCGTCCATGAAACCTTCAAGCTCCTGGCAGAAGACAACCTACCTAAAATCTCCATACGCCGAGCCAGTGCAGAAGGCACCGACCCGGATGAGGAGTTGGAACGAACCAAGGCAGAATTCAAAGCACAAGGCGCCTTACTGTTCTCCTTTGACAACGGTACCGAAGCGGCTCTCAAGCAAGCAAGGTACAAGTTGCAGATGGCAGACGCCGGTGCCCTGAACCTTCAAATTGATGAGATTGGTTCGAACCTCACCGGTTCCGGTGAAGCCCTAAATGCGTACCTGGAACTGTACGACGTAGGCAAGATCAAACAGAAGATGACCAAGAACACCAAGGAAAACATCCGGGCTGAGGATCTGCAAGGCAATACCCCCACCAACATGATGATGTATGGCACACCTAGTAAAGTCTTTGATGGTGCCAAGGTCGAGGAAGAGTTCTACTCCTGGCTCGATACGGGTTATGCACGGCGCTGCCTCTTTGGATACGCCAAGGGCCATGAACGTGACATCTCGATGACCGTGGATGAGGTCTACGCACTGTTGACCAACACCGATACGGACTCGTACCTGGAGCAGATCTCGGATCATTTTGAATCACTTGCTGACATGATCAACATCAACCGCAAACTGGTGATGAGTGAACGTGTGGCCAAGCTGTTTATCCTGTACCGCCTGACCTGTGAAGAACGTGCAACGCACTTCCGGGAACACGATGAGATGCGTAAGGCAGAAATGGCTCACCGTTATTTCAAGGCCACCAAACTGGCCGGCGCCTATGCGTTCGTAGATGGTTCACCGGACATTACCGAAGCCAACCTTGAACAAGCAATCAAGCTGGTCGAGGAATCCGGTGTCGCGTTTGACAGCCTACTCACCCGGGACAAGCCTTACGTTAAACTGGCGAAGTACATCGCTGAATTACAAGAAGACGTGACCCACGCCGACCTGGTGAACGACCTACCGTTCTACCCTAAAACCAACAGTGCCCGTACCGACATGCTGAACCTAGCCATTGGTCACGGGTACAAGAACAACATCATCATCAAGAAGACCTACACCGATGGGATTGAGTTCTTACGGGGTGAGACGTTGAAGAAGACCGATCTCAACAAGATCTGTATCAGTTACAGCGAAGACATCGCCGTGGGCTACGCCAACGAAGTGGCACCCTTCACCAAGCTGCACCAGCTTACGCAAGCCAGTGGGATGCACTGGGTCAATCACCACCTGAAGGACGGGCACCGTCAAGAAGAGAATGCCCTACCTGGGTTCAATATTGTGGTTATTGATGTGGATCACGGTGTACCTATGGCAACGGCACAAAGTCTGCTGAAGGACTACACCTCCCTAATCTACTGCACCAAGCGCCACACCGAAGAGGAGAACCGGTACCGGATCATTCTGCCGATCAATTATGAGTTGAAGCTGGATGCCAAGGACTTCAAGGAGTTCATGCACAACATTTATGAATGGCTCCCCTTCGAGGTGGACACAGCGACCAGTCAACGTGCCCGCAAATGGCTGTCCCATGACGGCCACTACGAGTACAACGACGGCCAGTTGTTGGATGCCCTGGCGTTCATACCGAAGACCAGTAAGAACGAGGAACGTAAGCGTGTGGTGGACTCTCAACAGTCTCTGGACAACCTGGAGCGTTGGGTGATCAACAACACCGGTGACGGTAACCGCAACAACCAACTGATCAAGTACGCCTACATCTTACTGGATGCCCAGTTTGACTACGATGAGATCCATAAGCGGGTAGCTCAATTGAACAACAAGCTTGTGGACAAACTCACCGAAGCAGAATTGCTCGGCACTATCATGACCACCATTTCAAAAGCCCTAAGTAAGCGGGCTGCGTAACCACTTTACACAGGGGGCTCCGGCCCCTTTTGTGATCCATTAAGAAACATAGGAACCATATTATGAAACAAGAAGACGTTAACGATCACCTGGTACTGCTGGTGGGTAAATCGGCTGCCGGTAAATCCGCCTCCCTGATGGCACTGGATAAACCAGAAGGTGTCATGTATTTGAATTGCGAATCGGGAAAACGCCTCCCCTTCCGATCCAAGTTCAATGAATACACCATCACCGACCCACTCCAAGTCCACGAAGCCTTTGGTGCCGCCGAAGGTATGGACAACATCCACACGATTGTCGTGGACAGCCTGACGTACATGATGGATCTGTACGAATCCCTTTACGTCCGTAACTCCACCAATGGGATGCGTGCATGGGGTGATTTTGCGGAGTTCTTCCGGGAACTAATGCAACAGTACGTCGCCAAGTCCAGCAAGAACGTGGTCTTCATTGCCCACACCCTCGATACCTACAACGAAGGTGAAATGGTCATGGAAACCAAAGTACCGGTGAAAGGTTCGTTGAAGAACAATGGTATTGAGTCGTTCTTCTCCTGCGTCGTTGCCGCCAAGAAAGTGAAGCTCAAGGATGTGTCCAAGTACGAATCCAAGCTCCTGAGCATCACCGACGAAGAAGAAATGTTGGGATTCAAATACGTCTTCCAAACCAAGCTGACCAAAGAGACCGTCAACGAACGGCTTCGCGGTCCCATGGGAATGTTCGACAACAAAGAAACCTACACCGACAACAACATGCAATTGGTCTTCAACCGTTTGAACGAATACTACGCCTGATCTCAGGCAGTCCAAGTTACCAGCCCAAACAACATAAACCCGAAGGAATTATCTCATGTCACTACTTAACACAGTAAAAACAGACCAAGAAACTACCGAAGGCACAGACTTTGCCGGCTCAACTGGCCCACGCGAAAGTGGTCTTTATCCTTACGAAGTCACCATGGCTTGGTTAGAGAAAAAAACCAGCGGTGCATTGTTCATGAACCTCACCCTAAAGTTCGATGACGGTGGTGAGTACAAAGAAGGTCTGTGCATTGCATCCGGCGATGCCAAAGGCAACAAGAACTACTATGAAAACGCCAAGGGTGAAAAGCATGGCCTACCTGGCTTTAACCACGCCAATAGCCTGACACGTCTGGCTTGTGGTAAATCTGTTCTTGAGCTAGATACCGAAGAAAAAACCATCGGTGTTTACAACTTTGACGCCAAAGCCGAAATCATGACTAAGGTCGAAGTGGCTATGGAACTGCTGGGCACACGCGGCATTGTAGGCCTGCAAAAGCAAATTGTAGATAAGCAAGCCAAGAACGACAGCGGCGTTTACGTCAACACTGGAGAAACTCGTGAAACCAACGAGATCGATAAGTTCTTCCGTGAGCGCGATCAGATGACTACTGCTGAAATCATGGCCGGCGCTGAGGAGCCTACGTTCTACAACACTTGGGACCAAAAGAACACCGGTAAGACTCGTAACAAGGCCTCTGCTGCAAACGATGCATCCGGCGCACCAGCCAAGGCAGCGGCCGCAGGCGGTGGCACTAAGCCTACCAAGTCCCTGTTCAACTGAGTTAAGTCTCATCAAGGGGACCGCTACGTGGTCCCTATAACCCCCAATAAGGAATAATCATGTCCCACACGGATACCAAAATGGAAGCGGAGATGTCCAGTGCGTGATCGTCTCAAGTACTACCAGTGCATTAAGCAGGCACACGCTGAGCCTATGACCTTCGGGGGCTTCCTCACCATCCGTCAGATTTCACGGGCGGGGAACATGGACCCATTGGCAGCCGGCTACCACGTCATCTACAGCAAAGACACGGAAGACGAGTACCACTCCTGGTCACCCAAGACTGTCTTTGAAGAAGGCTACCTGGAAATTCCACCCGGTACCGTGATGCCCAAGGCGAGCCAAGGAGCCAAGGTTTCATGAGCTTAATCCGGGTGCTTGGGTTCGATCCATCCCTATCTAATTGGGGTATAGCCGGTGGTCTCTATGACACCGACACAGGCACGCTTCACATCAAAGGTCTGGATCTGATCACACCTGTTTTCCCAACGGGTAAGCAGGTACGTCAAAACAGTAAGGATCTGGAGCGTGCCTATCAACTGGCTCAAGGCATTAAGCTGTCCGTACAGGACGCTCAAGCGATCTTTGTAGAAGTCCCAGTCGGTAGCCAGTCTGCCAGGGCCATGGCCTCTTACGGCATATGTGTGGGTATACTAGGTGCATTACGCGCCAACGGTACCCCCTTCTTTGAGGTGACTCCTACGGAGGTCAAGCTGGCCACAGTCGGCAAGAAGACAGCCAGTAAGGCCGAAATCATTGATCGAGCCATGACACATCATCCTGGTGACTTCTGGCCCATGCAAACCAAGAAAGGCTTACGCACCGTCATTGCTGGCAAGGCTGAACATATGGCTGATGCCATAGGTGCGATTGAAGCCGGCATCAATACCTCACAGTTTCAACAAACTGTTTCGTTCATAAAAGCAGCACAAGCTGCATAACCACTAAAAGGTAGAACCATGAAAATCAATATCACGATGGATCAATCCAGCATCGAAGAAGCAATCCGCGATTACGTTGCTAAGAACGGTATCACCAGTCCGGTGCAAGAAGTGAAGTTCACCGTCACCCGCAAAGGCGGCACCAGCATTGATGCAGAAGTCATCCTGGGTTCCGGTGCGGTGAACGAAGCAGTCACACAACCTACGGTAGAGGACACTCCGGCCGCACCGGTTAAACGCACAGCCCCTACGCCCGACAAACCCAAGGCAAAAGCAGTCGTGGAACCCACACCTGTGGATGAAGCTGATCCCGATAACGTGAAAATGGAAGCAGAAGACACGCCTCCCTTTGAGCCGAATGTCACGGCTGAAGCGGGTAACGACGCTGCGGAAGAAGAAGAAGCAGTGGCCCCACCTAAGAGCAAGAGCCTCTTTGCATAAGGGGTAACCTATGGGGTTTTTAAGGACTATAGGCATGGCCATAATGGCCGGCATTGTTACTGTGTTGATCTTCTTTAGTAGTAGCATCCTCTTTGTTATTACTACAGTAAGCTCACTTATCTTACTGGTAGTGGGTATCTTCGTAGGTATCTTCTACCTAATATGGGAGTCCCAACAGGACAGAGACCGACGCAAACAAAAGAAGTAACCAAAAAAGCCCCAGTAAATTTACTGGGGCTTTTCACCTCGATTACTTGTGAATAGAAAAAAGCCCTGATACCTACTCAGGGCTTTTTTGTGTTTAGTTGATCAGACTCTGTGCCAAGTGTGTGGTGATGCCCTCATCAACCGCACCTACGTACTCAAAGGCACCGCCCCCAAGTGGGTTGGTATCTAATTTGTTCCAGAAGCCAGACTCTATCAGCGTTGTGAAGCCTGCAAAGAAGTTGGCAAACAACCCCATAGCTACTGTCCGACCCGGGTTATCTCGCATTAGGAACATAATGACCTTCTGGATTCTCATGTAATACTTAGTGAACCAGAGTATGCCCATGTCATTCAAATACTGGATTAACCGGTGCGTGGGTATGTCGTAGTTTACGAAGGCCTCCACCGACAACTGTATAGCTTCTTGTTCTGTCAGTGGGTTCTTCTTACGGCTGACCATGTGCTCGTACAGGGTGTACCGGGCAATGAAGTCACTCAGGTGAGTACCTTGATACATCAACTTGTACAGCGGTGTGTCATGAGACATATAGAAGAACTTACCAGTGTTCTTGACAGCCTCTGGCATCCACTGAGTTTTACTGTCCACCTTACGCATCAACTTGGATTTGTAAGAGTAGTTGTCATCCACGGTATCCACGTCTTCTACGATGGTCTGGAACAACCCTGCATCGACCAGATTCTTCACAGGGTTACGTGCCAGGGCATCGGTCAGTTCAACGATTCGAGCATCCAGCTCGGTTATAGACTGGGTGTTGTACCCAATATCCCGCATAGATTCCAGCTTCATCAGTTCGTGTAGATCCCGCTGATAACTTATGGCTCCGTTAAAAGCAATTCGGTGATTCTTCACTATGTCGGTGATAGGTACACCCATCCAGACCAACTCACTGACGTTACTGGTGGTGTTACCTAGTAAGGTGAAGAAGTTCTTGATCACTAGGAAATCCTTGATCTCTTTGACCAGGGCCTGCCATACGTCTTCTGCTTGGCTCACCCGTAACGCGGCTTTCTTATTCATCCTGAATACAGGGGATTCCAGTAAACCTACGAATATTTTTTCCATTGCGTTACGTTCATCGGCGTTTTTATCAAAGGCTGTCGACAGGCTCTTTTTGCGGTAACCAAAGAACAAATCAACCAGATCCACACGCACCATCATGGCTTCACGGCCCCATACTTTACGGATGTCCCGTTTGGTATTGTCTGGTAACAGTTGGTAGATCTCACGAATTTGAGGATCGGTACTGTTCATGCTGATCTCGATGAACGCATCCGGGCGGCTGAAACCTTCCTCAGTGTATTGCTCGTGCAAGGCCTTGACGGCTGTCTCGTTGTGAACCTTGGTATTTACCTTGTCCACAATGTTACCGGCCATCGCGCCCATTACATCCTGCATGTGGTTGTTCCGCTCCAGCAAGGTGTCCTTGGTCTGGGCATTCATCATGTACTGGTAGTTAACCGCCTGACCGTAATTATTCATCAGCGGTACCATTTTCTGTGGGGCTTCCCTGCGTGGATCGTAATTCGGATTAGGCTTGAACTGATCGGCAATCGCCGCTGCCTTCTGCTGCTTGATGTCCTTTAGGGTGTCTTTACGAAGCTGACCACTCTGGTCCCGGGTCACACTGGCTCCTCGTCTACGGCTACCCGTATTAGAGGTTATGCCTGTCACACGGGTATTGAGCCCACCGTCTTCTATGGTGTAGATGTGCTTCTCACTCGGCGTGTCGGCTGAGTCATTGGGAACCAGGGCGCCTTTACGTGCACCACTACGAACCAGGTTCTCACCGTCTACCCCTTCCGCAATCACCACTTCTTTGTGGGGATTGTAGATCTCTTTAGTGTAGCCCTTGATGAACAGCGCCGGTTTGTTATCAAACAGGCTTTCCATGGACTTTTCTTTCATGTTCTTGTGCATCAACAACGTCATCTCAATACCGCTTTCATTGCCTCGCTGAAGCTCTGTCTTCATGATCTCTGTCATCAGTCCCCGATCTTTACTGGGGCTGTACTTCAAGGCATACAGTGACGCCAGCTTATCCAGAATACCCTCAACTTCGGCAGCTTTGGTCTCGGTGATCTTGCCGGCCTGATCAGTCTCAAACAGTCGAGCCAGGTTATAGGCATTCTTCATTAGGTTATCGTTACGGTTGATGTTGGTCGTCATAAAGTAACCCAGGTCTTTCGCGCCCTTTGACCAGTAATGTCGCTGAGGTCCACTGGCCTGTATCTGCTTCTCGTGGGTCGCAATGGCAGTATCCAGTGCCTGTTCATCTCGAACCAGTTCCAACAGTTCTGCCTGGTTATATTTACCCAGTAATGCCGCCATGTCGGTACGCAACATAACCCGGGTAATCGCCTTAGTACCCGCCTCGGTCAGGGTTTTCCCGGCCTCGGCGTAGCTTTCAAGGACCATTTTGGTGGTCTGTTCAATGACCGTTTTACGTTCCTGATCGTTGTGCTTACCCATTCGCAACAGTTCATGGGCGGTCAGGTTAGTCTCGTTAGCGCCTTTAAACTCAGTAACCACCGAGGAGATTAGGCCTTGCCGTTCCTTAAAATTACGATTACGTACATTCTCTAGGTTATCAAAGGTAGCCCGTACACGCTCACCGGCCACCATACTAACCACGACGCCCGTACCCTCAACAAAACTGTTCTTGGAGTTACGGAAGAACTTGGACTGACCAAACTTATCTGCCTTGGCTTTCATCCCTTCACTGAGTTTATTATATGAACCCTCAATCGCTGAAGGGGCTGCATTTTTATGACGGGCCAAGGAAGTCCGACGACGGGACTCAATACTCACCAATTGATCCATCAGATCACTGAGCTTCTGATCCGCCCGCTGACCTGCATAGGTCTTAGTCAATCGGCCGTTAATTAGCACCAACAACCGGTCAAAGATCGTCTTCAGTTTCTCACCTAGTTTCATGTCCCGTAGGTTGCTAGTGTCCCGGGCTGTGGCCACCATCATCTTGCTTTGCAGTGGACGGTACGCCAGACCCATGGCCGCAAACCGACTCAAGAAATCTGAGGTTCCATCAGCGTTCGCCTTCGGTGTGAATATGAATGTGTACTGGGCTTCTGCTTCTGCCCGTTCATTAGGTGTGGCCTGTGACCAGTCACCCTCAAACAAATCCTGTGGCTTCAAGCGGGTCCTAGTCTCTTTATAGAGTTTGGCCAGTTCACGGTAAGCCGCCGTTGAAGTGTTCAAGGACGCTTTCACCGTGGCCTCTACCTGCTCCAACACAAACGCTTCTTGCTGGCTGATCTTGAGTGGTTGGCCGATAATCTCTGAGGCAAAAGGCAGCTTGCCCATCAGGGAGGTCAGAAACACGTCTTCGCTGCCGTAGGTGGCGCTCTGCTCGGCTTCTACCTTGTAGGCGCCATAAGGCCCGTGGAGCTGTGTCACGACTCCACCCAACACATCTTTGAGGTGTTCGTTATACGTAGGGTCTAGTGTCTCTGTCTGGTTCCGACCCAGTGCATCAAATATCTGCTCTGAGCTGTAGGCCTTCACCGTGTCAAACGGGTCGGTACTCTGCTGAGTCTGGGTCTTCTGTGTCCCGGTTGTCGCCTGTGTACGGGCTTCTTTTGCAGCACCAAACAAACCAGACACGTTCGCCACCAGTACCGACAGGCCCCGGGTCTTGGCTTCGTCTTTACGGGCACCAAACAACAAACCGGCAATCTTATCAATGAACTTCTGCATCCCAGTGATGAACTTATTACCTTTCTTAACCGTGCTGTCGTAGACCAGGGTATTCAGAACATCCTTTTGGAAGTCCCGATTCGTCATGCCCCAGGCAATGAACTCATGCAGGTCTGAAACCGCTTCCCGGTATTTCAGATCCAGAGTGACATCCTCACTGGAGTCGATCGCTTTCTTAGCTTCTTTACGTAGGTTCTCAAGGTCGTTGACCAACTCATACGCATCGCCCCGTTCTGAGACAGGCTTGGCTTGCTCGTTCGCCACAATGCTTCCCAGTGCCTGGTGAACCAGTTCGTGCAGCACCAGCTCCGGGCTAACGCCTGAATGGGTGAAGTCCGGGCTCTTGATACCAATGTGCTCGTTATTAACATCTGGCTCATACCAGCCCTTGGCGCGGCTTACGTCACCCTGGGGTAGCCCCGTCTCAGCGGTGTCGCGGGTGATGTACCTGACAGGCATATCGCCTTTCACCGTCTGCTTCAGAAACGCCAGCAACTGCCGGTTGGTTCTGTCCAGGTTGGTGTTGGTTGCCTTGAAGCGTTGATCCAGATACCTCATAAGATCCTTAGCGGTCATCTCAGGGTTGCCTTCCATAAACGCGACCATGTCGGTATCGCTATTGATGGCCGGTGTCCCAAGCTCACCGTAAGCGGTCTGACGGGTACCGTTGTAAACCGAGGCCAGTGCTTCCACCACCTCAGCGTTCATGGCGCCACTCAACGACCGATCTGCTGCCTGTGCCAGAGTAGCCTGCTGTGCCACCATGGCGTCACGTGCTGTGGTCAGGCCTTCTTTCAGCTCCGCACTGGTGTCTTCTGAGGTCAGCAACTGATCGATCAAGGGTAGAACCGCGTGGATCGGTGCGTGCAACACACTGTTTGTGGTGACCGGTCGGCCCTGTACTTGAGCCAGGATAGCTGACTTCCAGCTTGCCCGACGCTTGGCCTGGTCTGTACCTGGGAAGACTTTCTCCAAGGTCGCATTAATGGACTTCAGTGCCGGGTAGGTCTCGGCAATCACCTTCAATCGTGCTACAGCTTCGCGCTGTATGGTGTCCCGGGTACCGGTGTTACGTACCAGGGTTTCCAGATCGTTGAGCTTGGTACTGAACCAGTCTTTCAACGCAGACGCGATTACCTGTGGCTCGTAGGAGGACTCAACATCTTGCACCTCTTTGGCGGCCGGTGCCTTGACCTCAGTGTTACCCGTTACGGCAGCGTTAATACGCTGGCTCAGTACCTGCATCTCGGCTGCATTGGTGCCTGTTGATTCAGTACGAACCTGCTCCAATTTATCCAGGGCTTCTTGGCGCAATGCATCGGTGACCTCAAACTCGCCGCCTTCTTGCGCGTACTGATCCACATACGCCAACACACTCATGGCTTCAAGTTTGGTTATCTCAGCTCTGTAAGCCACGTCCGTCACATCTTTCATAACGTAACTGACCCAATCCAAACCAGAGGCCGCAAACATCGCGTTCTCTACCTCATCAAGACGCTCAACGTAATCCGCTTCCAACTGCTTGAGGCGTGCCTGTAACTCAGGACTTTCCTCAATCATCGAAGCGAACTCATGCAGCCCGGACACGGTACGTTCCATCGTCGCTTTGATTTCCAGTGGTACCGAGAACGCCAGCATGACCTTATGGGTCGCTTCGTTCAGGTTACGGGCGCCCTTAGCCACATCAGCAATACTCAAACCATTGGCATCGTGTATGTTCAGGGCTGAAAGCTGCTTGTAGGCATAGGCCGAAATGGCACTGTCTGCGGAGTGAACCATCAAGATCAGTGTCCGAACACCCGGGTCTTCCAGGACAGACTTGTAGCCCTTGGTCTTCATTGACTTAACGCCGTCACTGTCCGTGTTGGATGGTACGGTTTTATTCAGGCCTACATCCTGTGAGTAGTTGATGTCATTACTCAACTTGCGGCTTTCTTTTGGTAGGAACAGGCCCGCATCCAAATTATTTTCAGCCTGTGACATCGCACTGTGAGCAACTGGCTTGAGTGCTTTTAGTTGCTCCTTGATCTCTGCGATTTCTGTAGGTGACAAGTCCTGTAGGGCTTGGGTCTTACCTTTGTTCTTTTTACTGGTTCCTTCTCGTGACGCCAGTTGTCCCTGCTTGATCAGGCTCTGAACTTTCATTTCAGCCAAGTGCTCAAACATCGCGGTGTAGAGTTGCGCTGATACCTGTGCGCCTTGGTTCAATACTTTACGGCGCGCCAGGAACACCCCAAACATCTCATCCATGGTGGTCTCAACCGCTGCACCAACTGTGGCGTTAAAACCATTACGGATCTTTTTGGATTGCTCTTTACTGAACTCATACTCCAAAGCCGCATCCGGTGTAATGTCCGTGGGCACAGCCAACGCTTTATCTACAATCATCGCATTGACGTGACCGACCCAGACAGCTACATCCTCTTGTTTCTGTAGGTCTGTATCTGTGGAACGGGCGATCTGCGACACCTTGGCGTAGGTATCATCAATGAACTCGTTGAACATACTGCCGACACCGTTCTTTACTTCCTGACCAAACATCATCCCGGTCAAGGGCGTCTTAATCAGGTTACGGCCGGCACCGGTGACTTTACCAGTCTTCGCGCTGAGGAAGTCCCCTTTCACATACTGGATCGCGGATGCTACGGGCGCCAAACGCTTGGTTGACGCCACAATAGACGCCATCTTCGTGTTCACCGTTTTGGTAGTGGTCTCATACAGATCTTCCGCGCCTTCCTCTGCCTTGTACGACACAAAGTTCTTGTGTCCAGACCCCTGCTCGTAGAAGCCCCCTTTATTAAGAAACGTAAACAAACCTGACGTTGTGTTAGCGGCACCCAACATTAACAAAGTCAGCATAGGCCCGTTGGTTACGCCATCGACTTCCATCATTAACATGTCAGGATCGAAGGTTTTCTGACCATCCTTTACGGCCACTTCCATACGGGCGTAGGCGTGTAAGGCACTCAACGAGTGCATATTCTCTCCAGCCTTCTTAACGGCGCCTGCAATGTTTTCCTGGTCTGCGGGTAAGTAATCCTCACCTCTTTGCTGTCTCTTAATAGCAGCCAACGCAGCCTGAAACAGTGGTCCCTTGATCCTCTGATCCAGCTCAGCCAGTGATCCGTCTTTACCAGCCATCGGCTTTTTGTCTGCTTTAATACCTAGACCCAAGGCCACATTGGCCCGGAACAATTTGTTAATTTCGTTGCTTCGGTCAATGGAGACCTCACCCTTCCAGGCATCCATACCCATTAACTCTCTGTGTAATTTACTGGACTGAGGGTTAACCGTGTTGGACAGTAGCCCCGCACGCTGGTTGATCCACAGGTTCGGCATGAAGTAGAACGCCTGATCCATAGCGTTCAAGGAGTCTTCACCCTGCTTTTCCATGAACTCAACAAAGGCATCCCACTGCTCGCGTTCACGTACCAGACCGTCGTTACGTCCCTGCACACCTAAACGTGCGGTGACATGGGCGGTGGTAGGATCTTCAATACCGATAATGTCGTCTTGTAGGTCGCTATCAAGACTCTGCCACAAGCCATTGAGCCAAGTACGAACCTTCCAGGCTCGTTTGGCTTGGACATCCTGTATCTCGGCCATGTTACCCGGTACATCTTGTGAGGTGCCCTTGGTCTTTTCCTGTGTGAAGTCTTCAGCTTCAAACGAAGGCTCTTTCAGTCCTGGCTCAACACCGAACACTGAATCCAAGTAGCCCTGTGTGTTACGGACTTTCTCACCAATGACCTTGGCCGCGTCCACGGGATCTTTCTTGGTGGACTCCCAATCACGAGCCAGTCTGACGAAAGGATGTCCCAGTTTTGTCGTGTCGCCTTCGCGCTCCAACAGCTCACTGGTAACTACGGGACGTTTTACCAGGCCCTGATCCATCAACAGTGCCAGCACATAAGCGCCCATAGCGCTTTCAAGCTGGGCTTGTGCGTTTACAGGGGCATCGCTATGGGCTTTCAGGCCCAGGGCCTTCACAGCCCGCTCACCCAGACTGTTGATAACGACGTTGGCCCGAGTACCCTTATCACCCAACAATCGGGTAGCCGCTGGTTCAACGGGCTTACTGGAAGGCTGCCCCAAGATCGCGTTGATCTGCTCAGGAGAGTTCATCCAGGTGTCGTTGGCATTCTCTGCGACGTAGGTCCAGGCCGCATAGCTGATCGCGGTCTTCACGTTCTCAGGCAGGTTGCCTTCTGCATCCAACAGGAACTGGGGCAGGTTCTTGTAACGTAGGTCGGATTTGTCCTGAACCTTAAAGAGTGTATCCAGAGCTGCATTCCACTGAGTACTGGTCTCTTTAAAGTGAGTCAACATGGTGTCACGGGCAGTTGCCCGCTCGGACAGGTCTTCACGCTTGTCTGTCACAAACTGACTTAACAGTGTGTTATCACCAATTAGGTTTGTGAGGAAGTCCTTCACTTGAACCAGTGGGCGCAATGTCACGCTACCGTCTTTACCCGCTGTCTGGTTAAAGTACGCGCTGATCAGGTGTTTACCTCGGAACTCGTTATTGGCCAAGCCACCTTTTACCTGTGTGTCTTTACCCTTAATACTGTCCAGGCGCCCGGACTCAATAACCGGTGCTACAGCCTCTGTTGGCGCATTCGGATTGCGATCAATAACCGGTACACCTTCGGCAGGCGGTGGTAGTAAGTCTGGAGTGGTTTTCTGGGTCGCAAACATATCTGGTGTGGCGGTGTCATACTCCGTGGCTTTTTTGCCAATGTCCATTAAGAAATCAACAACCGCATCAAGGTCCATCTCACCACCGGTGTAAGTTATATCGTCTTTAAAGTCTTTGATGGCTTCCTGAACCGCAGGACTTGGGTGGTTTTCCATAGTCTCAAGGTTGTCGTCAAACACGTCGATGGCTTCTCTATGATCTGTGTCTACTTTCTCAGCCAAGTCCTCTAGTGCTTCTGTTTCCAAAGACTCGTCTTTCTGGGCTGCTGCGTAGGTGTCTTGTACTTCTCTGTTAGTAGCTTGTAGCCCTTTCCATTCACGCAACAGCTTACGTAGATCTTGCACTCCTGCATTGCTGGATTTATTAGGTGTAGTTACAGGTGCGTCATTGCCGTCCCGAACGACAGGATCACCGGTGGGCTCAGCGACATTTCCTGATTCAACAGGTTGTTCTTCCGTTGGCTCCGTAACCGTATCGACTTCTTCCGTTGCATCTTTTGTCGTGCGTTGGTCGGCTTGCGTTTCAGGGATCTCATCAACAACAGTCTCCTCAGCAGATGATGCAACCTCCGGTTGCTTCTTCGATGGTGAAGGCTGTGCCAGCCCCATCATGTTCTCCATTTCCTGATTGGCGGCAATCAAGGCTTTCTCCTCAGTACGTACCGCCTGAACCAGATTCTTAGACTTCGCATTAACGACCAGGCCTTGGTTATCGGCCATCTCTTTACCACTGAGCTTATCCGGTGAGATGGACCAGCTACCTTGTGTCAACCCACGTACAACCTGTACCGGCTTACCGGTGGACTGAAATTGCTTCATGGCCTGACTCAAGGCTTTAGCCTTGTTGGTATGGCCTTCTGAAAAGGCTTTGAGGTCTGCTGCATAGGCCTGAGCCACTTCCACATCCCCACTGCTCAGGGCACTGTTCACCAGTGAACGATAATCTTGAATACCCCGGAAACCATCCTCACCTTTAATGATGGCGTTCTTGGTTCGATTCAGTGACTTGGCATCGTCTTGCTTCTGCATGGAATCTGCGAAAGAGGTCAGGTACTGCCTCTGCTCCCCTGACAGACCATTGCTGGTGTCGTCAACCATGGCCTGTGCATCGACTATGGATAGAACATCCGGGCTTGCCATGGACTGTGTGACGAGCTTACCGGCTGCTTCTGCCCGGTCTTCGGGTGCTACGTCATCACGAGCCTTGGGATCTCCGGTTATACCTGCGGTTTCCTTCAGGGCTTCAGAGTTCTGTACTGCATCTGTTTGGGTAATGGCATTGCGGAATTGTTGGATGGTTTCAAAGATTTCACGACTTTCCTTCAATCGCGCATTAACAACCTTTTGCTTCTCGGCAGGGGCTTCTTCGGACTTCTCAATCATGTCCGTGAGCATGTCGATGTTGCCTTGTATCTCGGCTACCTTATCGGTGTCCGTCTCCGCAGCCAGCAATTCGTTTTGCTTCTTGAGCTGACGCTTCTGACGGGCCGCTGCCTCATCGGTCGATTTCTCAGCAACCGCTTCCATATCCTTCAGGTCGGATTCGGCTGACTTGTACAGCTCCTCTACCTGGGCAATGTTCTTGGTTCGTTGCTCGGGTGTGGTCTCTTCCCGCTGGTTATTGGCCAGTAACACTGCCGCCGCTTTGGACTTGTCGTAGTTCTTGGTGTCTTTTGGGTCAAGATACACAGACGGGTTACCGGATTCTGTTGCCTTGGTGAAGGTCTCCGTAGCCGTAGCTTTATCCTCAGCTATGTTTTCTTTCGCCTGCCTCTGCTCACGGGTGCTGCCCGTAAGCTCACCGACTGAACGACCAGCGCCCGTGGCTGTACCACCGGCTGCGGTACCGATAACCGCACCCTCATATATAGCAGCGCCGGAAGCCGGGTCCAGCCTGGCCTCGGCTTCCAACTTGGTTTGTAGACCTTCGGTGGAGCCCTCAATAACGGCTTCCCTAGCCGTGGCTTTACCGATACGACTTAGGCTGACACCTGCCGTAATACCGGATTGCATACTCTTGAGAATACTCAACTCACCTACGGTATCCAACAAGGCTGAACCAAACGCATTGGCACTCATGTACCTTTGTAACGCCTTGGGAGGCAAGGCACCGTCATTCTCTTTGGCGTATTTGTCCATGCCACTGTTGAAGGCATTCATACCCATGCCTACGTTACGTAGCAGCAGTGCAGACCTACTGGCGTAACCTAGAATCAAGTCCGGCGCCAACTCAGCCACATATTCCAGTACTGCCTGCTTGTTATTGAGAATGGCACCACCACCCTCAACGACGAGATCAGTTAAGCCCAGAGCCAAATTCTTGGCCGCAGAGAACAGTTCACCGTTCTCGTAATCCTGACTCGCCTGATCCAGTTGTTTGATACCTTCGGCGCCACCACTACGTAAGTCATCTGACATACCTTCGCGGGCTGTGGTATCGACAATGGAACGTATATCCGTGAACTCATTAATATCCTGAGCCTGCTCCCGTAATTCGCCTGAGCGATCCAACCGGCTCAGAATAGTAGATTGTTCAGGCCCTTGTGCGTTGGTACGCTCTGCCGGTACATACCCGTCGGCCGCGTTCAACTTATTATCCCCTTCATTGCCTTGGTTCAGGATAACCATATCCGCTTCTGTCGCTTCACCACGTTTATGGCGGGCATACGCTTCTTTGGCCTCGTCCGAGGTACCTAACTCTATGCCCATAGCCACAAGATTGTTTGGTGCACTTACTAAGGCACCTACAGCATCTGTGGTTGCAGCCGCAGCACTAGCACCTAGGTTCACGACATCACCCGCTACGTCACCAGGGTTAAGGTCTAACTGACCCGCCCATGTTTGTTCACGCTTATAGGCTGCTTCACGAAGCGCGGTAACCTTACGTTGTGTCGCATTGACCACACTAACCTCCTTGTTACTACCGCGAGCCAGGGCACGAAACGAGTCCATACCATCAGGGTTTGGGGTGTTGGCTTGTGCGTTGGAGAAATACTCATTTGCATTAAAATCAGCCATTCAAAAACCCTTATTATTAATCCATGTATCGGTTAATAGTAGCAGCACCAAACTTGTCTCGTAAGGCGTTACGTTCTTCTGAGTTGAGTTCTTTCAATGCAAAGGCGTTGGTACGAAGTACTTTTGTTAATGCATAACGTGACCCCATATCAGGTTGGTCTGTACTGTTCGCAATACCACGTAAGCCCTTAACAATACTCGCTTTGTTGCCTGCACGCATGTCACTAAACCAGTCCCCAACAGCTAGTGCTCCTAACTCTAAATAAGGCCCTAACTTACGATCCATCACAGGTACATCGCTCTGTGATCGGGGGTTAGGTCTAGGTTTAGGTAGGGGTGTAGGGGTCGGCTCGGTAGCTGGTGTTTGCTGTGGAGACGGTGCATTATTACCCCACCCACCGGTTGCACCGGCTTGTGGGGGAGGGTTTAGGCGGGTCGTAGGAGCGTCGGCTGGGGTAGCTTTAGGTGCGGCCGGGTTACCTTGGATATATGCCTGTAAACCAGCGGCTTCTAAACGAGTACGTTGATTCTTCCAGGTGTCATGTTGTTCCATCTGATCACCGAAGAAAGGGTCTTTCATGGTTTGGATAACCATGACCTCAAGATCGTCGTAAGAGTTCCAGTTGTAATCACTGTCTTTTACGGATGATAAGGTAGCGTCCATGACCTCTTTAGGGACAGGAATGTTTTCACCATTGATTGTGACACCCTCACCCAACATACGTCGCATCTGGTTACGTATATCCAAACGATTTTCATTATCACCCTCACCTAGTAACTCACCATCAACGGTGTACTTATCAGCCAGCTCCTGCGAAACCATGCCAGCATTCTCAGGTGTATTTCCATAATAAATGTTGGAACCGATACCTTGACCATCGTTGAAGTTCTCATCGAACGTGTTGAGTGTATTGTCCAGGTCTCTGCGGTCTGAGGTTGCCAATTTTCCACGACTATCAAGGCGCTGTGTGAGTAGGTCTTCAGCCTGCTGTACCTGTGCGGGTGTTGCATTGTCAGGCATCCCTTTACGTAGACGGTTACGGACCGATGTAACGCTGTCCGTCTTCTCGTCATACCCACTGATGCTTTCAGAGACCAGACCACTAATACGTTCAGTAAGTTGGCGTTTATCTTTCTCACGTTTCCAATCTTGACGTGTGATGTTGCGTTTATCTAAGGCAAACTGACGATCTTCTCCTTTAATAAACTCATTAGCTCGGTAGTCAGCTACACCGGTAATCTGCTGCTGTAATTGCCCATCGTTAGCAAAGTCATTATTATCTTTAATGGCTTGAGCGCCTTCCATATCACGGGCAGCGATGGCCTCTTGAAACTGGTTCAAAGCATCACGGTTGCCGAACGCTTTTTCAGATGCGTCATAATTACGGTTGGCTGTTTGTTCTTTACGCAGCCCCGTCACACGGTCTGTGATGGCATCAGAGTCGGTCCTGTCACGGTTGATCATGCTACCGAACTGGTCACGCATCTTGGCTACCTGACCGGACTCCTGGGCCGCTGCCAGCTCCTCGGGTGATCCGTACTGAGCCAGTTGATCCATGAACGCCTGTGTGTTGCGATCGGTACGGCCTTTCTCGAAGGTATCCTTACCTTTCCGAATGGCATCAACGCCTTCTGTAAGGGACTCACCTGCACGACCTAGTGTTTCAGACACACCACTAAAGTCAGGGCCGTTTACGTTTCTCCAGGTTATCGGCATATTATTTAATCCCGTTCTGTTTCATGTACTCACCTGGGCTCACGTAGGTATTCGGGTTCTGTCTGTGGCGTTGTGCTTGGCGATCACGGAGTTGTGAATTAGTAGTTCGTTTTTGGGCGTCATAATTCTTGTTAAACGATTCCTTCTGGAAGTTCAATTGGTCTTTGGCCAGACCAAGCTGCTTCATACCCATAAACCCTTGTAGGCCGGCAGAGACGCCACTCAAGGCCAGATTGCCCCAGCCGTCTTCGCCCAACATACCGTCCATAAAACCACCTTCGGTTTCGCCACCTGCACCGGGGACACTATCAAGTACGGATTGCTGGCCACCGCCATTTACCCAGTTACCAAAGTCTGTACCGGTGTACTCATTAGATATACCGTCAGTACCTATAGACGTATTGAAGTTACCCATGTTCATCATACCGGGGCCTGGGCCTTTGCCCCAACCTGAGTCAATGCTGTATTTATCACCTAAATCCATAAAATGTATCCCCTACTAAATCATTGAACGTCGGAAGCTGTACGTTAATATCTACATACGATTCTATATAATCAAAAGCAACTGTGCCGATGTTTCCTGAATGGACGGTTCTATTATATAAGGCATCGGGAGATTCACCTGGGTTTATAGAGGGAACCATACCTGTAAATGAACGTGGGTCAAGTAAATCGTAACTGTTTAATAAGTTATCAATCTCTTCTAGCTCCTCCATCTTACTTTCTGCTAACAAAGCAAACTCTTGTGCCTCTGTTTTATACACCAGCACTTGTTCTTGCATTAATTGTGTTGATGCATCAACCAACCCATTAGCCGCTGCAATGGCATAGTTAACCCACTCAGCTTCAACGTACACGCCGTAACCCGCCGCAATGAAGGCCGCAACAGCAAGTACAATAGTTACATCTAGGCCTAGTTCATCAGCGACCATTTGTATTCCTTTAGTTACAATCGCTGCTCCGATATAATTAATAACCAACGCTTGTAATACGTACAACGCCACCATCCCATAAGTACCGGCTTCCAACGCAAGTGCTAGGGGCGTACCTGCACCGGCTGTCCATATAATTATGACAACCGCAACAATGACCATTAACACCTGGAATATACCCGTCTGGTACCACTTAACAGTTTCAACTACCCGAGAGTTCATAACAAAGTGCAATGACCTTGAGAACAGTACCTCTTTATCATCGAACCTAAGTGTTCTGGCAATGGTGTAATCAATAGGGATAAGTAACTTATCGGAGCCAATGTTGGCGGTGACGCCTTTACCAGGGAAGGACATACCCCCAAGTATATCTATTTCAAAGGAGCCTACGATGTTGTAACGCATTTGCAGGTTATCAATGACTATTTCATCGTACAGGTTGGCCTGCACCTGGTGCCGGTAACGAAGTAAATCAACCACGTAAGGTTCCACTACCTCCTCCCCTTCACAGGTACGTGAGTCACCTACACCGGTACATACGGTGCGCCATACCGTCCGGTACCGGGTTTCTTTAATGATCTCGTGGGTGTAGGTATCTACCTCCCCGATCACACCGCCTTGGCGCCGGCGCTTGAGGTTGGTAAAACTCAACGTACAATCAAAATCTGCGTCCGTGAAATGGATCGCGTGGTCTGGACGTGTGTGAACAATACCGGCAACCGTCTTTACCCGCTGGGTGTTAGAGCTTCGTAAATAGAGCCAGTTAAAAAACTTGTACAGATATTCAATCTCAGCCGGGTTCTCTGAGCTGGCCGGTACCGCAAACATCATCACGGCTTGATCTATCTTGTTGATGTCTGGATTCTCATGGATCGTATCGCCCAGGGCCTGATAATCCATACCCAGCATATCCAACAGCTTACTCGTGCTCTTGTACTCCTCCGTGTCGTGGTATTGTGAAGCCGTGCGGTTGGTATCGTTATGACGGAACAGGACGGCCGGCATGAAGGTGCCACTGGCTTCTGGGTCGCGTCTGTGGACGTTATCTAGTACAGGGTAAGCACCGGAGGCATACTCATACGTGAAGTACCCAATCTGAGGTTTACCTCCTAAAGTGTACCGGTACTTGGATTGGAAACATTCCAGGTTGTCGTCGTAACTTTCCAGGTTGAAGAACAACGTACTCTCATACCCATCTTCCTCGATCAAATACACCATGACACCTTCGGATATGGCATCCCCCATCTGCCACACAGGTGTTTTGATACCGGCGCCACGAGAGGGTATGTACCGATCCTGTGGGTGCCTGTCCCAGACATCCATGGTGCCATCGTCAGGTGCCATCGCTGACTCCCCTGTAGACCCGGCTGCCGGTGTCATAGTTGTGGTGTTAATGTATCCCACCATATCCTTGACCCAGACTTTATGACCTTTCTGGACAGACAACGCCCTTACCTCATTGGTGAACTCGTCGTAGTCATACTCCTGGGTCAGCTTCTGCCAGCCCACGTGTAGGTTATTCATGGGCGCAAAGTAGAAGTAGTCCATATCAATGGGTTGGCCTACCTCAAGCTCCAGGATGTTTTTGAGGGTATCCTTACCATCAGACGCACTGAGTATGCTGGCTTCCAAGGTGCCGTAGTAATACTCACCTCGGGCTGCACTGCGGTAGGCACGTTCAGCTTTCAAGGAAAAACTCTGCATCGCATTATTGACGATCGTATGGGTAATCCGAGTGTCCCCAAAGATAGAGTCGATGAGGTTTTTCTGCCGTAAATCCGGTATCTGAGAGTCCTGAATGACCCGGGATACCTGCGTCCCGACGTGTGTTTTCTTCTTGCTACTGAACACTCCCATACGTATCGCCTTTTCTATCTAAATACAAAGAAAGGGGCCGTAGCCCCTTTCTTATTACGTTAATAAACCACTATTAATTATGGTGTCGTTCTAATTCCATCCAGTAACATCCCAATGGTTTCACCGACGAAGGTGTCATCCAATTTGTTGATAGAGTTTACGTCTGTACCACTACTATCCATCGTCTTACGTACGTTCCAAGTATCGACCATAAGCTTGGCGGCCTTCTGCTCAGAATCCCGGATAAACCCGTTTTTCTGTGCGTCGTACAAGGCGATCTGCTTGCCTACAACACTGTCTACACCAATACCTGCACCCGAAGTCTGTGCTTGTTCGGTTACCTTCTTCTGGCTTAGGAGAGCGGTCTCAGTAATCGTCTTGAGTTTCTGCTCATTGATCAGGTCAAACTCAGCACTGAGCTTGCATTCTTGGGCGGTTAGTACCGTACCCTCGATAATGGCGTTAGCCGTTTGCTGTTCTACCAACGATGTCTGGGCCTCGGTTTGGAGCTTCGCAGCTTGCAGACTAAGTTCTTGCTGTGCCTGAACCGCTACCTGTGCATCCAACAACTGCCCTTGCTTGGGAATGTTTAAGCTCTCACTCAGGAGGTTGTCTTCCTGCTGTTTTATCAAGGCTGTCTGGGCCGTGATCTGATCTCGCTCTGTGATCAGGTTAGCGGTTTGTTCTGTAATCTGTGCTTGCTTCAGATTCTCTGACTCAAGTTGCTTGACCAACAATTGAGCTTCAAGGTCCACTTTTTGTTGGGTCAGCATAAGCTGTAATGATTGGCTCATCACAGACTGCATGGCCCCGAGGTAGACCGTGGCATACTCAGAACCCTTAATACGGTTCTTTTGGTACTCTACCTGGATGTGCGCGTTGGTGGCCTTCATCAGTACATCGAAGACGCCAGTCCCGTCTACAACACCTGTCGTCAGGTCGGTTACCGTAATTGCTGCCATAGGTCTACCTCAATCGTTCCGTGTATTAATCAGTTGCGGCTGTGCCTTTCGCCATAGCCTGGCGTTGTGCCAATTCTTGCAACTCTTCAGGGGTCAGAGGGTCAAGCTCCACAACACTGTATTCACGGATCAACTTGCCTTCTTTAATAGGCCGGTTCTTAGGGCCTTTACGGGTGGTAAATATCTGACACTTGCGTTGCTTGATCATATTGAAGACCATGCGTGGTACATGCCATTCGGTATCAAAAGGCACAAAATTACGGTAGGTACCAACAACGTTATTACCAGCCATGAAAATCTCACCATCGTATTCCCGTTTATTGGGATTCATGCAGGTAATTTGAATACGGACCAATTCAGACGCTTCACGCTTCTTACGTAGGCGAAAGGCATTCTTGGTTTCAACTTCAGCTTCAACCTGTAGTTTAGTTGCAACGGGCTTATCCGTTTCAGCGGCTACTTTCTCACGCAACTTGTCCACGCCAATACTGGGGTGATAGGAGAGTCCGAGTGTATCGGCACGCGCCTTCAGTTCTTCCAGTTCGGTTGGGAGTGTCTTCTCTAGTGTGATGGCATCTTCGCTCATGTACTTGGCTCCAACTTCAATGTATAAGGCTGAGGGGCGGCGAACCACCCCTCAGTAATCAACGACTTACCTGATTACAGGGTCGCAGCGGTCTTGATCATCGCAATACGCTCGGCACGCTCAAGCAAGAAGCCATAGAACCATTTGATGGACATGAAGCCGGTCTCACCATAAGGGTCCAGGGCGTAGCTCGCTTCTGAGCCAGGCTTGCTGTGCTTGATCTTGAACTTCACGGTCTTACCATCGGTCTGGAAACCAATCGTAGAGAAGGAAGCATCACCCACCACGAGCATCGGGAACACGTCGTAGAACTCACCGGTTTCGTAATGAGTTGAGGTGAGAGATGCGTCAGCACCCGCACCCGCAAACTTCATCATCTCGGGAACCACAATGATGCGGAAGTAACCTGCGGTACCAATCTCACCGGGCAGAATAGTGCCACCGGCACCGTACTTCTGAATCGGGATAAAGGCTTGGTTACCATGCAGATCGACCATGGCTTCCAGAGTAGGCTGCATCTCGGAACCAACGTATATAATCCGACCGCCCGCGATGGTTTTGGTGTCTACCATGCGTGTGCCGGTAATGACTTTGGTTTGCTTCGGGGTGCGGTTGTTATCCAGGTCAATAGACAGGCGCAGCAGGTCGTCATACGTGACGATAGATGTGTCATCTACTTCGGAGTCAAGGGTTGCAGCACCGGCGTACTTCACAACGCCCGCAGACATCAACAGGTCGATCTGTAGAAGGTCTTCGGTAATTTCACCGGCACCATTCAACATCTCGCGGTTGATATGCATCAACAGATCCGCATCGGTATCGAAGTCCAGAGATTCCTGGGTGTACTCATCGAAGAAACCGAACTTGGAAATGGAACCTTCAATTTCCTTACGCTTGAAGCCCACACGGTTAACACGACCGCCTGACTCAGACAGTACCGGCATCTTGCCTGGGATAGAGCCTACGTCCTTGCTGGAGCCATACAGATTACCGTTAGCAATCACGGCGCCACCGGCATCCAGGCCTTGGTCGTTGACGTTCTCGTCATCGAGCAGAGGCAGGTAATGGAACATCTTCATGCTCTTACCCATGTGCTTTGGCATAGACTTTACGTTGGCCAATTGACCAAAGAATTGCGTCTTGCTTAGCTCAATGAGGGCGCGTTTTTCGTACACATCGGTACGAATCTGACTACCAACTGAGGACTCAGTACCACCGGTTGGATCGTTATAGGTTTGTGACATAAATATTCCTTACTTACATGAGTTGATCGTTGTACTGCCGTTCATACTCCTCATCGGACATAGCCAATGGATTCATCTCAGGAGCTTTGGCAGCGGGTTTAGCTTTAGTGGAGCTTGCAGCTCGCTTCTTACTTTTCAGCTTTGGGTCATCAACTGTTTTACGTGAGGAAACAACTTTTTGCTTAGCAGGTGGCGCCGACTCTTGGCTGTCGCCAGTGGAGACAAAGCGGCCTTGCTTGTGCATGTTGTCGCCGGTTGTTCTATAAGCGTCGATGTCCGAAAGCCCCTTCAAGCGACCTAACGCACGTTCACGCTCAACCTCATTACTCACTTCGTCATAGATTCCACTGGCCATGTGGTCATTGATTACAGTGAGCACTTGGGGGTTGTTCGCAATCGTTTGTTTACTAGCTTCGTCCCACTTGTTGCTGACAACGCCAATGGTTTTTGAATAGGTCGGTGAATCGGATAACGATTCCAGCACCTCGTCCAGTTCCATCTCACGATCATCTACAGTGTAAGTATTGGGTTTGTAGTCGCTGTCGGTATCTGAATCCACATCCAATGGATCAATACCGCTTTCCTTAATAAGTTGCTTGATCGCTGCTGGATCTTTCTTATGCAGGTCAATCAAATAACCTAACTTACTCTCATCCAGGAGACCGTTGTTCTCCAGGAGTTTCACAGTCTTCAATGACGGCTTTAGGCCTGCCATCTTCTTGTTGTAGTTGGCGCCCTGCTGCATGAGCTGCACGGCTTCATCGGTGTTCTTGATTTGCATCTCCTTACCGTTTGCACGGAAGGGCGCCAACAACTTCTTATATTCGGTTTCGTAATTGACCGGCTCATCTTTCTCTTCGGTCTTATCAGCCTTGTCCGTGTCTTTGTC